GGGTGGAGGTCGCAAGTAGTTATCAGACGTATGACGATCCAGAACGTTCCTACTTGCTTCCTCCAACACTTACTAAGTGAAAGAGGCTTATTAACGTGCCTTTCAGAACTTGCAGTCCTATCTTCGCGGCGAAGCCGCCAATCTTCAACGCCACCCATTTCCCCGACCACCACCCCAATGGTATAGCCCCCGCTATATTATTCTGCTTGCAGATTTTTTTTTGGCTAAGTATAAATAACATTATTATTTAGGTTGAAACATGGCGAACCAATACTCCATAACCGTAAGCAACGGGGCTGATGCTGTCCTAAAACGATGTAAAGACTCAGGTGCGAAGATAAGTCAAGTAATCTCATCGTGCATCGAGATGCTTGGCTATGATGCGGTCATGACAATCGCAATGAAGCAACGCATCTTATCTGATTACATGAATAAAGAGGACGAGTGAATGTGCGTCGCATGTAACATGTGCGAAGAAGTATACCTCTGTTCTCATGGTCAAGTGTTTTACGATTCCAAAAGATTCGGATGGGAATGTCCGCACGACTTCTCGCTAATTTATGAATGCATGAGGTGTTCAGAATGAACGAAACATATGTTTGCCAAGGTTGTCAGCTTAAAACTCGAATGTTAAAGTCACGATGTTTAATGCAGTTGAAAGTAAAACGATGGAATGGAATGTGCATCAAATGTTGTTGCCTTAATTCCATACGTCGGCGTCCATGCGACGATCCAAGTGGTCTGGGATTTACCAGAGCGACACACAGGTGAATTAAATGTGCAAAGTATGTGAATTGAGCGTACTGTTGTCTGTATTCACTGTGGACAAACTGATATTTGTTATCTAGTTTGACCAGGGTATTTACCTGGTAATTACCTGGTTATTTAGATCCAAAGCCAAGCCATCAGAACATAGTCTGCAACAGTTGCTCCAGCAACCGAGACCAATGTAGCAATTGAAAGAAAGACGTTAAACTTCATCAGAGATTCCAAAGATGTTTCTTTTGCTTCTTTCTTTTCAGCTCGAGCCATTAGCCATTCGGCAAATTTTGTAGTTGGGGTTTTCTTTTCTTCAATTGGGTTTTCAGTTTCGGTCATAATATCACCTAGAGCATTCTGACATTTCCAGAGTCAGTGTGTTTTATTGGAGGCCATTGGTCACGAATTGGACCTGTGATGATTCCTCCATTGAGATTCATACGCAACCAATCTGGTCTACGATCTCCAAATGCATCATCGAACGCGCTCATGCTTCGAGCATCTGCAACAGTTTGTCGAATTTGAGGAGTAGATGACATTGCTTCTGCATCTCTTGTATTAATTTCAAGGAAAAATGCGTTAGTTGCGATTGGTGTTATCATGTGTTCAGGACGAATACCACCATAACGCCACATTGGAAATGTGTTACCTCGTAGCGTTTGTTTTGGAACCATGTGTCCATTTGACATCAATAATGCACACATAGCATTGTGAGATTCAGCCAAAACACCTATACTATGGGTCAACAATGGCACTTTTGTGTCCATTAATGTAAACATAAAGGACCATGCAAAGTTTTGAAATTGATAATTAGGCTCTCCCATAACGTGTACGTTGATGTAAATGTGATCCGAATAGAACCGTTGAAACTGTCCTGCAGCTATCTGTTCGCTTGGAAATTGTTGAATTGTGCTTGGACCAAGGTCTCCAACAGTACCATTTGCCTTAAACAATATTGAATCATCTCCTCCTGATGGATATCTATTACCAAAACCAACTGCAGTTTGAGCAAACGGCATATCGGTTGGGATCACTGGATATGGTGAAACAGCGAATTCAATTCGTACGAATTGACCATCAGGTGCAAAGTAAGCGTCTTCAAAGAGATCGGTTTGAATTAAATTGTGTTGCATACGAGTTTGTAAATTAATACGCTTCTGCAAGAATGCATTTCCATCTGCATCAAGTTCAATTGTATCCAACTCAATCGTTTCTTTTACAATATGAACTGGCATTACTTCTTCCCTCCTGCAATGCGATGCGCTTCCTTTACGCAACGCTTGAACCCGTCTTTCTTCCACTTTCCGTTCTTGAGTTTGTACTTTGGTGCAATCTTCTTGAAAGCAGCCCCATATGCACGTTGCCTTGCTGTCTTCTTCTTTTTACGGACTGGTGCGACGCTCTCAGCTTCCATGGCTGCGGCTTGTGCCACTCCTACATTCATGTCTTGTACGTTGCCACCTGTTGGAACAAGGGTCTCACCTGCTCTAATGTAAACTTGCATTGACGGGGAACCACTGAGCAAGTGAGATTCATGTGCAGGAATAGCGATCATAGGCATTGGGAAAGTAATGTACTGGTCACCAATAAGATAGCCAATAGTTCCACCCGCTATTGCACCGGGAGGACCACCTGCTGCAAAACCAAGTGCTGCACCTTGCGCTGCACTAAGCAATGGGTTATCAACAATATCAATTGCTTGTTCTGCAAGAGCAGCTGCACCACCAAGTTTGGCTTTCTGTAGTGTTTTCTTTACAGTAGGATTGTCTAGGACACTCCTTACCACTTTGCCTTTACCCAAGTAGACCACCTCAGAGGTCTTGTGCTTGTGTGAGCATTTGAGTTAGGTCCTTTTGTGTAATCTTCTTTGGTTCTGCAATAAGCATAACATCGATTTCCATAGTCTGGCCTGCAAGGTTTAGGTTAGTCAAGTTTTGACATGCAACACCAATCAATAGGTCAGTAACGACATCATATCCTTCTGGATGTAGATCAGGAGTTCCGTAGAATTCTCGATGAGTAGTAATTGTTTGACCATCAGCTGCAAGGAATAGTGCTGTCTGACTGACATCGTAAACGCAAATAACGTTTGGTGATGCAATTCCTACATCGCCCACTTCTTCGTACGCGGTTGTTGTAGCAAATAGTCGAACTTCTGCACGATTATTGGATACTGCTCCAGGTGCGGCAGGAAACGCAGATAATACAGTTGGGAATTGTCCAGTCAAATTTGAAGGATCACGTAGCATAAAACGGATTTCTTTTAGAGCTAATCCACGGTTTTCAGGGATAGAAACGTAATCCGATAAATCGATTCGACCATAAACAAGGGCTGTGTCGCCGTTTGCGTCAATGTCAAATTGTAGTCTGTCTCTTAAAATTACGTCGCTTGAGCCTTTTGCCATAGTAAATCATCTCTTTTTTTGGGTGGAGGTCGCAAGTAGTTATCAGACGTATGACGATCCAGAACGTTCCTACTTGCTTCCTCCAACACTTACTAAGTGAAAGAGGCTTATTAACGTGCCTTTCAGAACTTGCA